CCGGTCATGGCCGTAATGGCTGATGCGGCCGTGGCCGCCCTGGCCGGGGCCGGGCTCCGGCCCTACCAGAGCCTGGCCCCGGCCCCCTTCGAGATGGCCAATCTCAACTACCTGGCGGCACGAATCCTGATCCGTCAGTCCGTATCCGTAGGAGGCATGTGATGTCAGATCCCGAAATCGAACCCCTGGTCCAGTCGCCGGTCACGGCCGCCCCCTGGCCGCTCGTCCACCCCTACCTGGCCGTCGGCCCGGTCGGCTCGGAGGTGGAGTTCCACTGCTCGGCCACCAATCTCAAGGTGGAGGTGGCCCAGGATGAGGACAAGAAGCTGACCTTCTGCGGGTCGTATACCACCTACAAACCGGCCATCTGGACCATCACCGCCACCAGCCTGATGTCCTACGGCACGGCCGGGCTGTGGAACCTGCTCCAGCCCATGATGGGCACGGTCCAGCCCTTCGAGGTCCGGCCCGACACCGCGGTGGCGGCGGTGGCCAACCCGTCCATGAAGGGCACCTGCCAGGTCAAGTACGTGGACTTCATCAACGGCAACGCCGGCGAGATCTCCGAGTGCGACGTGGTGCTCGCCGTCCAGGGTACGCCCACCTTCGCCTACGCATGAGCGCCCGGGTCGAGGTCGACACCCGGGCTTTCGTGAAGGGGGTCCGCCAGCTGTCCGACGGCCTGGCCAAGCGGGGGCCTGACACCGCCCGGCGCTCGGCCGATGAGGTGGCCAACCGGATGCGGGCGGCCACCCCCCGGCGCAGCGGGGCGCTGGTGTCGACCATCACGGTGGTGGGCGAGGGCGACGGCGGCTTCGGGGTGACCTACGGCGGCGGGCTGCGCTACGCCCGGCCGGTGGCGGCCCGGACCGGGAACGTGGCCACCGCCATCGCCGGGGTGCCCGACGTCTTCGGCCGGGAGTGTGAGGACACCGCCGCCCGGGAGGTGAGCCGGCTGTGACCCTGCGCATCGACATGACCGAGCTGACGCTCGGCGAGCTGGCCGACTCGGCCGAGCTGATCGGCCAGGCGCTGTCAGAAGCGCTCGGGGGCGTGGCCCAGCACCGGGCCATCGCGGCCATGGTCTGCGTCGTCCAGCGCCGGGAAGATCCCGGCTACACCCTCGAGCAGGCCCTGGCCCTGCGCATGGCCGACATCGAGTTTGTCCAGGACACCGACCCGGAAAAAGCCACCGCGGGCAACAATGGCGCCGGGCCTGCGTTGTTGCCCGCGCCTGGCGGCTGAGTCCGGTCGAGGTCATGGATTTCCCGGTGGGATTGATCGAGGTCATGAACCGGGTCCTCGACGACGAGCAGCGGGCCATTCGCCGGGAGCAGGCCAAGGCCCGGGCGAGAGGGCGCTAGGCGGTGGCCGGCGGCCTGGATGTCGTCGTCAAGTTCCTGGCCGACGCCTCCTCGGTCAAGGACGAGACCGACAAGATCGAGGGCACCGGGGCCAAGATCAAGGACTGGGCCGGCAAGGCCGCCCTGGCCATCGGGGGCGCCTTCGCGGTCGACAAGGTGGTGGAGTTCGGCAAGGCGTCGATTGAGGCCGCGGCCGACGACGCCCGGTCTCAGGCCATCCTGGCCCAGACGCTGAAAAACACCACCGGCGCGACCGACGCCCAGGTGGCCAGCGTCGAGAAGATGATCGCGAAGATGTCCAAGAGCACGGCCATCGCCGACGACGAACTGCGCCCGGCCATGGCCACGTTGACCCGGGCCGTGAAAGATCCCTCGGCCGCCATGGAATTGTTATCAGTGGCGACCGACGTGGCCGCCGGGACCGGCAAGGACCTGGGTTCGGTGACCGACGCCATGGCCAAGGCGGCGCTGGGCAACACCGGGGCGCTCGGCCGCATGGGGGTGGCGACCAAGGACGCCGCTGGCCACGCCCTGAGCTTTAACCAGATCACCACCAACCTGGCCACCACCTTCAAGGGGCAGGCGGCGGTGGCGGCCGACAGCGCGGCCGGCAAGATGCAGAACGCCAAGATCCAGTTCGGCGAGTTCCAGGAGCAGATCGGGGGCTACCTGCTGCCGGCGGTGGCGACCATGTCGACCTTCTTCACCAACACCCTGCTCCCGGCCATCAGTGGCGTGGCCAACTTCATCGCCACTCACAAGGACGCCATGATCGCCGCCTTCGTCGGCTTCGCGGTGGTGGTGGGCGGCGTGGTCATCCCGGCCTTCATCTCCTGGGCCGCGGCCGCCGGGGCGGCGGCCATCGCCACTCTGGTGGCGGCGGCACCGTTCATCGCCCTCGGGGCGGTGATCGCCGGGGTGGCCTATGTGATCATCGTCAACTGGAACACCATCCGGGACGTGGCCATGACGGTGTGGAACGCCATCCTGGGCGCCATCCGGGCGGTGTGGAACTGGATCAGCACCAACTGGCCGTTACTGGTCGCCATCCTGACCGGCCCCATCGGCATCGCCGTCTACCTGATCGCGACCTACTGGGAGAACATCAAGGCCGGGGCGGCGGCGGTGTGGGGCTTCATCCGCCGGGGCTGGGACGATCTGGTCGGCTTCTTCACCGGCCTGCCGGGCCGCATCGCCTCCATCGCGACCCACATGTGGGACGGCATCGGTCAGGCCTTCCGGGGCGTCATCAACTGGATGATCGACCTGTGGAACAAACTCCAGTTCAAGCTGCCGTCCATCCACTTCGGCCCCATCAACATCGACGGCCCGACCATCGGGGTGCCCAACCTGCCCCATCTGGCCGCGGGCGGCATCGTGCGCCGTCCCACCCTGGCCCTGCTCGGGGAGAATGGGCCCGAGGCGGTGGTGCCGCTCGGGCGGGGCGGGGCCGGCATCCACATCGAGAACGTCAACCTGTCGGACGGGGCCGACGTGGATCTGCTGATGCGGCGGCTGTCGTTCGCGACCACGGCCGGGCGGCTGTAGTGGGCGACTACTGCTCCAGCCCCGACACCCTGACCCTGTCCATCCCGGGCGGGCCGTCCATCGACCTGATGAGCGATCAGCAGGGTTTCCGGGTCAGCGAGGTCGACCTGGGCTATCCCGACGTGCGGGAGGATGTCGAGCCCAACGCCGACCAGCGGGGCATGGACGACTACACCCGGCTGTTCGGGGCCAGGGCGGTGACCATTGCCGGCTTCGTCATCGCCTCGCCGCTGGGCTCGCGCCAGGTCACCTTCCACGCCCTCGGCCCCTTCCTGGACCCGGCCGCCCGGGTCACCCTGACCTATCGCATCGACCCCGACGCGGTGGTGAAAACCTTGACCCTGCGGGCGGCCCAGTCGACCGCGGTGTTCAACGACGCCAACGTGTCCGACGCCATGATGGGCTGGAAGGCGCCTGACCCGGCGGCCTACGACGCCACCGTGAAGCAGGCCTACGCCCGGACCAGCTCGGCCTCCCAGACGGGCGGGCGGGCCTACTCCTGGACGCCGAACCGGGTCTATCCGGCCGGGGGCGGCAGCTATGCCACCGGGACCAACGCGGGCGACCTCATTACCTATCCCCTGCTGCGGGTATACGGGCCGATCGTCAATCCGTCGGTGCAAGTCAACTTCACCCAGGCCGGGGCGACCCAATACTGGAACCTCGGTTTTACCTACACCGTCAACGCCGGCGACTTCATCGAAATCGACTGTTATGCCCGGACCGCCTTCGTCAACGGCGACCGCCGGCAGAGCGTCTATTCGTCCATCGTGTTCAACAACAGCGGGGCCGCCTTCCCCTTCATGCCGCCCGGCCTGGCCGTCACCTTCTCGTTGTTCGGCACCGGGGCCAGCACCCCGACGGTGCTGCAGGTCAACTGGCAGGACGCCTACCTGATATGACGACCATGACCATCGATCCCCGGGCCACCGGCAACTACACCCCGCCCGACGGCCGGTGGTGGCGGATCCAGACGACCCGGCGGGGGCCGCCGGCACAAAGGGGCGAGCTGGTGACCGAGCTGGGCGACGCCCGGGCTCGCAAGATCCACTTCGACCTGTTCGGGGCGGCCAGCGCCGAATGCGTCATCGACGGCCGCTCGCCCCAGTGCGCCACCATCGCCGAGTTGTCCCAGGACTTGGTCCTCTATCGCTGGAACCCTTACAAGAACTACCCCAACAGCGGCGCCTACGACCTGCTCTTCCGCGGCCCCATCGGCCGGACCCAGGACACCGTTTCGGAAACCGTCCACACCGTCAACATCTCGGCCGTGGACTACCGGGGCTTCCTCCACGACCGCCTGCCTGTCGGGGTAAACGTCACCTGGACCAGCACCGATCAGGCGACCATGGTCCGTTACCTTGTCCAGCCGTACGGCTATGGCAGTGCCAGCGGCGCCTACGACATCGGCTACACCGTGGGCAACATCGGCGCCACCGGCGTCCTGCGGGACCGGACCTACAGCGGGGCGCAGATGATCGGGTCGGCCATCGACGACCTGGCCGCTTGCATCAACGGTTTTGAGTGGTCGGTGGAGCCCTACGACCCGGCCGTCTACCACGGCAACGTGACCCAGGTGGCCGACGTCCGGGTCTGGTATCCGACCCGGGGCGGCACGCCCCCGTTCGTGGCCGAGTACGGGGCGACGGTGTCGAGCCTGACTAGGACGGTCAACAGCCAGACCTTCGCCAACTGGATACTGCAGTTCGGGGCCAACGTCGGCAACCTGCCCATGGTCTCATCGGCGCTGGGCGATGTGGTCAACAACCCCCAACTGCACCCCGAGGGGCTGTGGCCCGAGACGGTGTCGAGCCCGGATGTGAGCGTCCAGGCCACCCTGGACCAACAGGCCCAGGGCCGCCTGGCCCTCGACTCGGTCCTGCAACCGTCCTACACCGTGGTGCTGACCCCCGGGGTGTGGACGCAGAAAAGCGATTGCTGGCTGGGCGACACCATCACCCTTCGAGTGAAGAGCGGGCGCCTGGCCGTCGACACCGCCATCAGAATCATCGGAATCGACTTCGACGTGGACGACGCCGGCATCGACCGTATCAGCCTCACCGTCGGCCGACCGGACCCGAACATCGCCGCCCGCCTGGGAAAAGTGGAAACCCGACTCGACGCCCTCGGCAGGAGATGACGCCATGACCCGCTACGCCCCGCTATGGCAGCAGAACTCGACCTACCCGGCCGCGGTCGACCGGGGCCTGCTGTCGACGCTGTGGCCCGCCTCGGGCTCGACCGGCGCCGCGGCCACCACCGTGAACAACACCATGAACGTCTCGGTCGCGGCCGGCACGGCGGCGGTGGCCCTGGCCAGCTCGGCCGGTTCGGTGCTGTGCCGCTGGGATGCGCCCGAGGTCGTCACCCTGACGGCCGCGCCGGTGTCGGGCTCATCCCGCATCGACCTGGTGGTCCTGCAGGTCCGTGACGCCGTGCTGGACGCCGGGTCGAACAACGACTTCATCTTCCAGGCCATCGCCGGGGCGGTCGGGACCCCGGGACCGGGGGCGGTGCCGGCGGTGCCGACCAACGCCTACGCCGTGTGCCAGGTCCTGGTGGCCGGCGGCGTGGCCAACCTGAACGGCGCCACCGTGACCGACCGGCGGGCGGCCTTTCTCGGCCGGGACGCGGCCGCGGTGGTCGCCCGCGGCGCGGTCTACAGCTACCCCAACGGCACCGCCGGGGTGCCGCTGCCGTTCGACACCGTCCAGAGCGATCCCATGGGCATGTGGCGCCCGGCCAGCAACGCCTTTGTGATCCCCCGGACCGGCCCCTACATCCTGACCGGCGGCTTCTTCGCCGTTGCCACCGCAATCGGCCAGACCCTGGCCGCCTCCGTTTATCGCAACGCCGCGGGCTACGCCGTATTGGGCCAAATGACCAGTGGTGCCGCCCTGTCGATGCAGTTCGCCGGGGCCACCGTGCGGGCGCTGACGGCCGGCGACTCGATCACTTTCTGCGCCTACACCGTGCCGGGGCTGTCATCGACCTATGCCGACCCGACGACTACCTGGGCCGGGGTCGCCCTGCTGGGCGCCTGACTACCAGGGCCGTTTGGCCATCCGGTTCTTCACTTCCGGCTCGGCCATGAACATGTTGAGGGCACCGGCATAACCGTGGTCCTTGATGCCGGTGGCCCAGTGGGACAGGTCGCTGACGCTCGGTGCCTTCGACAGATACTGCCCGTACCAGGTCAACACCGCCGCCTGCCTGGCGTCGTCATCGGA